CGCCGACTACTTCGGCGAGGCGGTAGAAGTTCTCCGGCCCGATCGCCTCGGCGATCTGCTTGTAGGGGCCCTCGGGGAGCATCTCAATCGTGAGCTCCTTGACAAGTCCGTCCATGCTGCGCCCTCCTTCCGTGTTACATCCTGCCCAGGATTGCCAGGATTTCGCCCGCCGTCATGGTCTTGTCGAAGCGGGTCTTCCAGTATTCCGGGGAGTTGATGACGCCGCGCTCGACGAGGGCCTCGAAGCCCTCCTTCTGCCATGCCGGGGTGCCCTCGGGGTAGCCGTCATCCGGGGGCGTGGGCGGCGTCGGCTCGGGGGCCTCCGTGGCCTTGATCTGGCCCAGCAGCGAGACGATCTTCCCGCCATAGCCCGCCCCAGGCACGGCCCAGCCGCGCCCGCTGGGGTTGTCCGCCGCGCCCAGCCACTCCACGAACTCGGCGACCCCACGGGCCACGAGGGAGAAGCGCGGGTCGATGCACTCATTGACGAGGGGCTCCGTCGTGGCGTATGCCTTGAGGTGCTGGATTTGCGCCCGGACGCCGGAGCGCGGGTCGGGGAAGCTCGCGGCCTGTCCGGCTGCGTTCCCGTTGAGGGCCCCGAGCCCGCCGTAGTTGTTCTGCCCCGGCTGAACGATGCCCCCGTACTTGAAGAAGCCCGTCTCGTGGAGGCTCTGGGCGAAGGCCACGTCGCCCCGGACGCCCTCGGCCTCGCCCTCGGCGAGGAACAGGGAGGCCAGCTCCTCCACGGTGCAGCTCGGGAGCCGGGGCTCCGCGTTCTTGCTCAAGCAGAACGCCGCCATCTGCGCCGCCGTGACCTCGGCCCGGCCCATGATCGCCGTCTTGCCCTCCGTGCTGGGCTCGGCGGGGGCCTCGGCGCTGCCGCTGATCTCGGCGAGCTTCGCCGCGACCTTCGCCTTGAACTCCGCCCAGTGGGGAAGGATGTAGAGCGGGCAGTTCTTGCGGGCCCCTTGGACGATCTTGTCGGGGTGGCCCATCCAATGGTTGTGTGTGTAGAGCTGGTCGACCGTGAGGCCGTACTTCTTCAAAAGCAGCGCCGCGAGGATGACGCCGTTCTCCTCGGCCTTGAGGTCTTCCTTGCTCCCGCTGCCGTCCATGATAACCTCGATGGAGATGGTCGTCCCGTTCCCCGGGCCGCTGCCGTCCCCCGCGTGCCATCCGACCTCCGTGTCTTCGAGGTTCTGCCATGCGTTGATGTCGTCGACGAAGTAGTGAACCCGGGCGTCGTTCATGTTGGCGTTGGGCCACGTCGCCCGGGTGTACTGCTCCGCGTCCTCCTCCACGTTGGGGAGGTCTCCCGTGTTGTGGATGGTGACGCCCGCGACCTTGCCCGTGCCCCCGGAGAGGCAGCGGTCGGCTTTGTACTTCTGGCCCTTCTTGTACTTCCCCGAGTCCTTGGGCCAGACGGCCCCCCAGGGGATGATCTTCTGATTGATGACGAGGCCGTACTCCGTCCTCGTCGCGTCGGGTGTGAGTTTTGCCATGATTGAACCCTCCTATAGGTTGGTGATGGGGAGAATGACTTCGTCAATGAGCTCCCCGTAGGTGTACGTCGTGCGCCCCTCTGTCTCGAGCTTTTCGAGAAAAGCGTTGTACTCGACCGCCAGCTTGAGGAGCTTGAGGACGCCGACCTCCTCGGACGAGACCTCCTTCATCTCCGGGCCTACCATGAAGCCGATCGCCTTGAGGAGCGAGAGCTCCGCCCGGATGGGCTCGGCCTTGTAGAAGGCGTCGAACGCCGCCCAGGTCTCCCGGGCGAACTTCTTCCGATTAAGCCGGGGCTTTATAGGCGGGAGGAGCCCGTCCTCCCGGAGTTTGTTCCTGATGACCGCTCTCTCGGCCTTCTCGCGCTGTGTGAGCCGCTTCTTCTTCTGGGCCATGTCCTGCCCCCTAACTAAGCAAGGGGCCGCTCTTGGAGCCGCTGGGGGCCTTGCTTGCGGCGATAGAGCGGCGAACGCTCTCCGATACTTCGATCTCCCGGGCCAGGGCGACAGCGGCTCTCAAGATGTTAGAGTCGTTCATGAGCTCCTCAATGCCTGTGTCGGCGAGCTGCTGGTAGCCTTCGGGAGTCGTTCCCTCTCCGAGGAAGCTCCGGGCCCGGATGATTTCACCAACAAGCAGCATCTTCGAGGTCTTCGTGACATACTGCTGGAAGGCGGTCATCGACTTGCCCTTCGGCTGTTCCTTCATGCTTCTCCCTCCTCTCCCGGCTCCGGGTTTCCGTCCGGCCCGAGCCGCTCATAGCCCAGCTTCTCCCGGTAGACGTTCGCCGCCCGTATGGCCTGGGCGAAGGCTGCGTCGCTCGCCACGCTCGAGGCGATGTTCTTCCGGGCCGTCTCGGAGCCGCCCCAGGCCGTCGCCCCGGGGATAGCTGCCAGGGCGACGGGGTTGAGCTCCGTGAGGCGGCGGGCGATATTCTCCGGGAGGTTGTTGTAGTAGGTGCGGATGAAGACGAGCCCCGTCTCGACGCACACGTCAAGCCCGCCCCGGATGGTGCGCTGCATACGAACGATGCCGTCCAGCGCGGCGAGGACGGCCTTCTCGTCCTCCTGGGGTGCTTTGCTCACGTCTGGGCCTCCTTCCGCTTCTGCCGGGCGACCATGGCCTTGAGGCCCTCGATGACCTTCTCACACTGGGCCACGGTGAGCCACTCCAAACGGTCGACCCCTGTGACCCGCTTGACGAAGCCCTGGATGCGCCGGGAGTCGTCGTTCCATCCGAGCTCCTCGGTGAGCGCGAAGATCTTCCGGCGCTGCTGGACGGTGCGGGCGTCCCCGCCCGTGTCCGTCCGTTTGGTGCGGGCGTTGCCGTTGACGCTGTCCTTCATGTTCTGCAAGACCCGGGCGACCTCGTTGATCTCGCCCTGCGAGAGCTTCTTCATGCTCTCCTTGCCCGTCTCCCGGAAGACGACCGCGTGAAGGTCTTCGTCCGAGAGGTGGAGCTCGGGCGACTTCGCGATCGCCCAGAGGGTGCGGATGGAGGCGGGCTTGCGCCTCGTCCGTGCTGCTGTCATAGTTACACCTCGTTTCCCCACACGTCCCACCCGGGGGAGTAGCGCCGGGCAAAGAGCTCGAGCCGGGGGACGTCCCCGAACAGGGCCTCGATGCGCCGCCTCACTTCCTCCGGCTTCTCGCTGTGCCGAGTCCTCACGGCCTCGACGAGCTGCTGGACGTTGTTCTGCTTCTTGTGCTGTACCATCCGCCCCCTCGTCCCCATGAGGCAAAGCTCGCAGTTCTTGAGCGTCCAGGGGGCGAGGTTGGCGGCGGTCTTCCCGGTGACGGTCTTCTTCACCCACACGAAGGCGACCGTCACATAATGGAAACCCCACGCCTTGAACAGGTCGAGGGCGTCCGGGATGTGGGCGTCGGTGGCCCATAGAAAGAGGGCCGCGTCCTCCTCGGCGAGGCGTCCGACGTCCAGCGCCTTGAGGTCGGCGGTCGTCATTGTGGGGTAGACCGCCTCGAGAGGGGTGAAGCCGGAGACCCCGTTCCGGGGCTCGAAGGCTTCCTTGCTGCTGAACTTCCACGGCGGGTCGGCGTAGATGACCCGGTATTTTTGCGTCGTCGTTCCTATGTCGACCCGCACGAAGCCCGGGCCCCTTTACTGCCCGCTCTTGATCTGCTCGAGCCGGGCGAGGTTGAGCTCGTAGCCGAAGACGTCGGTTTCCTTCCAGGTGGCCCCGACCGCGTTGACGGTGTCCTCGCCGTACTTCTTGAGGGCGTCCTTGCTGATCTCCTCCTTCGTGACGATGCAGTCCGTCATCTTCCGGGCCTTGAGGCGGCGGACGATCTCCTCGATCTTGTCCTTCGCCCGGGGGAGCGAGATCGCCGTCGAGAGGCGGAAGCTCACCTCCCCGAAGGTGAGGGCCTTCGTCTTCACCTTGCCCATGTCGGCCCGGTGCTCCGTGACGAAGTCCTTGAGATCGCGTTCCAGTCTCGCGACCCTGTCCTTGTAGGGCTTGCTCTGTTCCTCGGCGACTTTCTTCGCCCCGACGATCTGCTTGTTCATCTCGCTCTCAATGTCCCCGAGGGCAAGCGTCGCCTCGGCGATCTGCCGGAGGGCGTCGTCGGCGTCCTCCCACGACTTGATGCTGGGGGGCTCAATAACTCGCTTTCTTGCCATGCTGTTGACTCCTTCCTGTGTAGTTGTTCATACTGCGGGCTCAAGAGCTCCGCCTCTGGCCTGTCTCGGGCCCGGGCCACGGGCTCGCCGTCGTAGAGGAGGTAGTCCTCCGAGTAGAGCATATATAGACCCAGGGGAAGCACGAGGAGGGCGGCGGTCGCGTCGCTGTCTTCCGGCCTCTCCCCGGTACAAGCCAGCAGCAGAACGAGCCACGAGATCGCAATGAGCCCGACGCCCATGAGCCGCTGTTTTCTCATCTTCATTGTCCCGGCCTCCTTCCCGTTAGAGCATCATGAGGCTCGACGCTTGCTCGATCGTCTTGAGGGTGATCGCGTTCTCGCCCTTCTCCTCGAGGATGCGCTTGATATTGGAGAGGGTACGGTCAAGGAGCCGGAAGCATCCCGTCTGCATATTGCAGGCCCGGGCCTTGAGCTCGACCATGGCCTCGGGGGCGACCTCGAACTCGGAGACGTACTTCTCCACCTCCGAGGGGGTGAGCCCCTTGAGCGAGATGTAGAAGTCGACCCGGTTCGCCATACGGGCGAGGTAGGTCTTGATCGCCGCCTCGAGCTTCGGCTCCCCGGCGATCACGACGCCGACGTCGCTCTGGTCGTAGATCGCCCGGAGTATCTCCATCTTCTTCTGCGTGTACTTCGAGACGAGCTTGTCGGCCTCGTCGATAACAAGAAGCCATCCCTTGTTGGTGTTGAAGAAGTCCCGGATGCCGTTCACCCGCTTCCAGATCGTCCCGTAGCCGCTGG